GCACCCAAGCTTTCGCGCCATTAAACAACACGCCCGCCGTTATGATGTCGTAACCATAGCGGTCTCGGATGCTGTCCGCTAATTTTAGGATGGTACTATTCTGAACGGGTTGCCATGCCCCGGCGATATACGGGCCGGTTATGTGGCCGTTGTCGGTACGCTCAATATAATAACTCTCATCAATTGGCGTTCCATCGGCGCGATGGTTTGGGGTAACCTGCACGTCGTAATCCAGCCCGGCCTCGGTTGCCCAAGTCTCTATGGGTGCGCCGGTTGGGATTATTTGCGGGTTGGTTTCTCCGGCATGCCAGGGGGTTTCGTCTCCCTCCCGGTAAGCCATTGCGATGCGTCCGTCTAATTGTGTTGCTAGTTCGTGTGCCATTGTAGTTTTCTCCATTGATAAAGATTAAAGGCGTTATTGCCTGGGGTTGTTATCTCATAATAGCGCATATTATGCAAGCGCTATTTTTGCAGGCCGATATCTCCCGCAATATGTGGCCGCAATATAGAGCCGGGTTTTAGCGTCTTGACGAACGCCCGGTGTTTTTCTGCGTCTGATATTTCGGGCGTGTTTCGTTTCGATAAATTGCGCCAGTGAATAGCCACGTTTCCCATTCCGGCATAACATCCGCCGGGCGTTGCATTTTCGCCCGCTAGTTTTTTGGTGGGGCCGTGCGCTGTAAAAACAATAAAGTAATCACGGTTGGGGCGGGCACATAAGGGCGTGCCATTACCGCAACGGGCGCAACCTATGCCGGTTGTTTCATCCGGGCACCGGACGCCCCGGACGCCATGCGCGTCGGTTACCTTATCGCTGGCGCGGTCTTTCCAATAGTTAGCAGGCGCAACGGCTACACTGGCATTGCCTAACATAGTCTCATTTGCGGCGGCCTCTAAAGTTGGGGCGGAATAATTAAAAGCGCACTGGTTTTGGTTTCCGGTGTTACGTTCTCCCCAAGTATGCGGGGCAAAATGCGTAAACAAAAAAGCGCGGCCATTTTTTGGCACGCTACCCCTAACCGCTTTCTCATACTTTCGGTCTATTTCACGGGTTGCGGTTTGAACGGGTTTAAGGGGGCAGGTATCTGGGCAGGTCCCGTACATATCGCCAGGGGCGGCCCTATATGTGACGGCAAGGCCTGCGGTCTTTTTTGCGCGGCTTGTTTCAGTACAATTTAACATAGTGTTTTCTCCTATATATGGGTTAACTCCCATACCTTATGCCAAAAAGAAAAGCCCGGGTCAAGCCCGGGCCTAGGTTTTATTTTCGATCTAAGGTTTTAAGCGTTAGGCTCTACCGCATCAAATAAAGAGACGCAAGCTAGCATGCTATCGGTAGGCACCGTATCGAACACCAATTTAAGCGGGTGTTTCCGATAGGTTTTCATAAACTCCGGCGAGGCATATTTTAGATACATCGTATCCAATAATTCATCCCGGTAAACGTCGCCATATTCCCAACGGCCTAACGTGCCATCCGAGCGGCCCGCAATAAACCATGCCGCATGCTCCGGGTTTTTATCCTCGTCTTCTGGCGAGGCATAGGCTTGCAAGACGCGCTGTTCTAAGGTGCCAATCCAAGGCACAGTATGTTTAGAATTAGGTTGCCCCACAAAAATCGCGTAGGGGTCATTAATGTCTCTCAAGTCAGATAATAAAGGGCTCATATTTTTTCTCCCTCATAGACAGTAATTTCTTGTGCGGTCTTGTCCTCTTGCAAAAATCCTTTTTCGTTTTCTATTACTGGAAACGCAACAGCTTTTAATTTCACTGGCTTGGCAAGCCAGTCTATATCAAGGTTAATTGAATGAGAGTGATCCGAAGTGTCTATCCAAATATCTCCATCCAAAATTTCTTCTGAAAACCCGTTACCTACAGCATGTTCAATCTCGCTCATTAGGTACTCAATTACAGTAGACATTAACTTTTCTTTTAGCATGGTTTTCTCCTATATGGGTTAAAGCGCATACGTTATGGCAGAAAAGAAAACCCGGGTCAAGCCCGGGTCAAGTTTTATTTTTTCTTAGCGTCATCCCTTTTCTTTAGAAGGTCATACGCCTCATCAAAAGATTTAGCAGTGCCCACTAAAAACTCCTACGGCGGCGGGGCGTTGTCCGCATCTTTTTCGGGGGTGGCGTGTTTGCGTATTTTTTCCAATCCGGCCCGTACAACAGGCGTCCAATTAAACTAAGCAGAAACATTTATGTCTCCTTTAATTGGGTCAAACATATAGTTTACCGGATCGTCGCTTTCCTCAGTTGTGAAATCAGCAGGCATGGTCCACATCCCAAACCTACGATCAGCACTAAGCCGAGCCTCCTCTTGGGTGGCAAAGCGCTGGCCGTTATAGACCCTCTCGTCGTCGTTCATTATGAACACTGGTTTCCAGGACATATCTATTCTCCGTTGTTGTTTAGGGACGGACAGGGTATGCGATTATCTAGGACAAATCAACCCCATAATTTGATCCCAATTAAACGGCTCTTCTACCAAAAGATTTGGCGGGCACTTTATCCCTTCCATCCTGGCGTCAATCGCTTTGGACGCATGATATACTCGGATCGTGTCTTTTTCTTTCTTGGTGGACCTTCTAACCAAAATCCAAGCACTGCCGTTCTTATGGTTATCCATCCAAGTTATCTGATGGGGAGATAGCTCTACCGCTCTACCGCCAGTATGTTTTAGCTCCACAAAATGAAACAGGCCGTTCTCATCTTGTATGATGACATCAGGTATCCCCGGCGTCGCCCAGGTCTCCAGCCTCGTCATCAATAGTTTCCTCTGGCTCTTCGTCACGCCCTCTTTCATCAGCTTCCACAAGCCGCTTTCGCGCTTTGCGGCGGTTCGCGGTATTGTCCGGCTCTTCGGGAGTGATATCAATGGTGATGGGGGCATAGCTCTGCTTGATCTCCTCTAAGGCTTTTAACACTTCGTCTTTAGACATGGAATCGATAGACCCGTGACGGATCTCGGACTTGTTCACATATATGTCTCCTTGGGCCTGCCCACGTCGATACTCGGCTTGGACGGCGGCGGAGTAGGCACCGTTCTGCAATGCCATATCACGGATCGTCTGAAGGTCTCTCAGGTGCCTTTGGTAGGTTACCCCAAATTTAACGTCTAGCTCCTCGCGGTACGCCCGGATGGCGGCTACAACATGAGGGCTCTTGTCGGGGTTGGTAAGCTCATAGGCTCTACTGTGGGCGCTACTAGCGGGGTAGCCAGCGTTGATGGCCGCCTCTCGCAATGTTATCTGCCCGTCCTTGCTCACAAGCTCCTTTACAAAAAGCTCCTGCTTACGGGTTAGCTTGGTATTTACAGTTAAAGCTTTACGCCCACGGGTCTCAACCCAACTAGGATCAGCGTCTTTTTTCTTTACAGCATGCTTGCCCATTTTCTTCACCGTTAATTTACATGAGGCTTACAAGTTTTCTGCCTTATATATAAGGGGGGTTCAACCAATTTTTCAAAAATTGACTTACAAAAATCTTTCGAATCAATTTGAAAACGGAACAATGGAACATTTTGGAGACAAAACGGAACACGATTTTTGAAGCTATATAACGGTTACACGAGTTTTGTTCCATTGTTCCACGTGTTCCACGTCAAAAATAATTTTTTTCAAAAAAAATAATTTCTCCCCTATATATATATAGCGATTTGAATGGAACAGTTTAAGTGGACCAAGAGCCGTGGTTTACGTTCTAGTTAGCAACGCCTTGCTTTAGGCTTCGACACATCTGTGTCTGGCATTTTGACGTTATCTGAGGTTAGTTCAAAGACTTCAGCGATACGTGCCCGTCGTTTCACTTTCGGGTGCTTGATAGAGACAATACCCTCGTGTGAGATACGGCCACACACGTAGCGATTGCCACTGATCAATTGCCAGTGCCACCCTGCGACGACCAAGAATATTCGGTCTTTGCGCTGGCCGTGTGTAAGTCGAAGCCAGTGCGCCAGGGTGATGCCCTTGGACCGCCCAAACTTAAAACCTTCGGGCGGGGGTAGCATGGTCATTTGGATATTGCAGTCGTTGAGGACACTCTCGACCTCGCTTGTATGCGTACCCGTGACCATCCGTCTTCCGGTTTTCATTCGGATCAGCCGTGCAGCCTCTCCGGTAGTCAGGTCGGTGACGGCGGATATTACGGAAGGACCGCAATATCGGTTCTTGTCTTTGCCGTGGTTAACGGCTTTCAGTTTAAGCTTCATTCGATTCTCCAATCGTTAGAGGATCTCGGTCCGCTTAAACCGTCCCAATCATATTCACAATGTACAAGAGCGTGTATCTCATTATATCATAGTTTATCCCATACCTCAACCCCTAGTTAACCTATATTTAGTTAATAGTTAGGGTATTATTGCATACCAGCTATGCGCTAAACGCATAACCCCACCAGCGTTGCATAGATCACTGGTGGGGTTATCACTTCGACACGGTTACATCCTTGGCCGCTCACTATGAGATAGTCGGAAGCAAAAAACCGACTTACCGAGGCCCACGGCACTTCAGGAATGTTTCATGGCTTTCGCACCGCTAAGAGAAAGCAAGGTACGGCCCCCCATGTAAGAGGGCGGTAAGGGCCTCAACTTATTTATGTCTAACCTCCCGTGTTAAAACATGTTCTGGAGGGAAACCGAAAGCACCTTCGCTGGTTTGTATCAAAGTGCATTCCGTTGTCTCAGGGGTTATGCTTTCAACCACGGCATATTGGCACTCAAGAGAGAAGCTCTCGCCATTAGGATCGGCATAACGATCTTCAAAGAGGTCCAATCTGTCCCCAACCTTAGAGTTTTTAACCAAAACCGTTTCCATCTTTTTGGGCCACGTTTGTGGGTCCGTGGGGTCCGCTTTTTGCCACTTGAGGACCGTGTCACGGCCTTTGGTCATTATATCAAACATCGTCGTCGCTCCAAACCGTAGACTTGTCGTTGCCTAAGAGAGCCGCGAGCCGTGATTTGTTGGTCAGCAAGTCATCTATCCGGGGCGGTTTCTGACGGTTTCGACGCCGCTCCTCGGCCCTTGAGACGGGAGCCCTGCCCGTTATCCTTTCGAGGCGGTTTATAGCCTCGTCCAAATCAGTGGCAGTCTGCTTTAAGGAATGACGTATGAGGTGATCGACGGGGTCTAGTTCATCGCCGCCTATCTCTGATGTATCAATGTCCAAGAGCCAGTCGGCACTTACGTCGAGGGCCTCGGACAGCGGTTTGATATACTTGCTACTAGGCATCCCTTTGTCGTTTACCCAAATGTTTAGAGATGGTTGGGCGACGCCCAGGTCGCGTGCTAACTGCGACTGTGTGGTTTCAGCGCGTTTAATTGCGACACGAAGCCGCGCACCAAATGTCGAGTAATGACCGAAGGGTGTTGCTGTAGAATTATTTTTCATTGGTCTCAACCTCCTCGACAATCTTATCAACGGCCTTGGACTCAGCGTCCAAATCTTCGAGGGCCTTGTACACGTAGTCGCACCAGTAGTCGGTGGCCTTCCAGCGCCCGTCGTTGAAGAGACGCTCCATTTTAGTCCAGGCTTCTTCCGCCTCTTGGATTGTCCGAAGCGCAACAGTGTAAGTGTCGAGCAGTTCGCGGTTTACACCGCGCATGCAGTTGATGGCGTCAAAGATAATCTTGCGCTCATCGTGGTTTAGTCTAGCCATTTCATGTCTCCATTGTTAATATGGGACGTGTCTTATAAACCCTCACAAAATAGGTGTCAACTATTTTTTTCTACCATGGTTTGGATGGAAGTTTTTCTCACGCTCGGCTTCGCGGCGCACCCTTACTGCTTCGTCAAAGTCATCGAAGTGTCCGAGGATCGTGGTCTCATAATCGGAGGTTATCTTGGCCCTCCACCTCCGGCGTGCCTTACACCAACTGACGCCGGTCACGCCAGATACATTCTTGGTGTTCTGAGCCTTGTTCTTGCCGTTGGTCCCCGAAGACACGTCACGGAGGTTTTCGATGCGGTTATCGGAGCGATTGCCGTTGATATGGTCGATAAAGCCCGTGGGCCAAGTGCCGTGGGCAAAGGCCCACACCACACGATGGGCGTAGATATGATATGTTTTATTTTTCCAACGCAGGTAGGGGTAGACGTACCCTTTAGGGTCCACTGTCAAGAAGGGTTTCCAAACTACTAGGGGCCCGTCCTTGCAGGCGCGGTACACCAACCCGGCCCGGGTGTCGCATCTAAATTTATCGAAGACTACCTCAACGGGGCATACCATGGTTTTCAGCGTACCCGTATTTCAGGTTCGCCTCTTTTCTTACACGGACGGCGTCCTCCAGCTTTTTAAACTGCCCCAAGAAGATGCGTCGCTTATTGTAGTGGATCTCAACGTGCCATGAATTATTCCGTTTCACTTTATAGATGCCGTTGTAGCCGGATGAATTGTTCTTAGATAACTTCCGGTTTCGTCCGTTCTCAGCGTTAGTGACGACGCGAAGATTGACGATGCGGTTATCGGCCCGGTCACCGTTGATGTGGTCTATCTGGTTCTCGGGCCACGTTC